CAAGGAACTTAAAGTAATGGCAAACCAAAAACTAAACATAGATATTGTAGCAAAGGATAGGTCGAAACAGGCTTTAAATGGTGTTCAAAAATCTTTAGGTAGATTAAAAAATTCTGTATTTAATTTAAGAAATGCGTTTATTGGTCTAGGTGCTGGACTTGTTCTTAAAGGTATTGTTAATGCTGGTATGCAAATTGAAGAATTGGGTGTTCAATTAGAGGCATTATTTGGAAGTGCAAAAAAAGGAAAACAAGCGTTAGATGCTGTAACTAAATTTGCAAAGACTACTCCATTTGAATTATCTAATATACAACAAGGTGTAACTGCTTTGGCAACTGTTGCAGAAAAAGCAGAATCACTTGGTATATCATTTGATGAATTATTAAAAATTACAGGAAATACAGCAGTTCAATTAGGTGGAGATTTTGCTTTAGCATCTCAACAAATACAAAAATCATTTAGTGCTGGTATAGGTTCAGCAGATTTATTTAGAGACAGAGCTGTAACTGCTATGGCTGGTTTTCAAGTTGGAGTAAAAACAAGTGTAGATGATTCAATATTAACATTAGCAAAAGCATTTGGAACAGGTGGTAAGTTTGGAGAACTAACACAAAAACTAGCTAATACTTTAAAAGGAACTATATCAAATTTAAAAGATGCTTTTTTTACAATTCAAACAGAAATCGCATCAGGATTTTTTGATGAATTAAAAAATCAATTAGGAGATTTGAAAAAATTTACTGAAACAAACGATCAAGCTATTAGAAGATTTAGTAAGCAAATGGGAGAAAATCTTGCAAAAGGTATGGTAAAAGTTGTCAATATAGGTAAAGATTTAATTCCCACATTACAAAATATTGGAAAAATTATAAAAAGTATTACAGATGGTTTTATGGCACTACCACCATTTATTCAACAAAGTGGAATTATAGGTGCATTTTTATTTGGTAAAAAAGGATTAGTAGCATTAGCTGGTTTAAGTTTATTTGTCGATAAAGTACAAGATTTAATTAAAGAATCTAAAATTAGAATGGGTATTTTTGATATAGAAAATATAGATAGTATAGATGCAAAAATTAAATCAATACGAGAACAAATAAATGAAATTGAAAATAATTCAACTGCTTTAAATTTTGAAAATGAGGGTATTGATACATCATTTGAAGATAACAAAATTCTTAAACTAGAAGAACAATTGCAAATTCTACTAAAACATAAAAAGACACTTGCTAGTATAAATAAAGCACAAATACAATCAAACCATCATATGTTTGAAATGAGTAATGGTGCAATAGAAGTAGCAAAAAATATGGAAACAGTTACTAAATTTACATCAACATCAAATCATCATTTGTTTGAAATGGCTAATACAGTAAAAAAAACACAAGAAACATTTAAAGAAATGAATGAAAATGCTTTAGTTAATATGCAAGAAAAATTTACAAATATTGGAACTACAATTAAAGAGGGTCTTAATGCTGGTATAACTTCATTCTCAATGGCTTTATCTAGAGCAATTATACTTGGAGAAGATTTAGGGAAAGCATTTAAGTCTATGATTGCAGATGCACTTATTAATACATTAGCTGTATTAATAGAAATTATTATAAGAATGGGTATCCAAAAAATATTAGGTATAGATTTAGAAAACCAAGAAAAAAACCATTTAAACATTATGAAACGAAAAACATCTGAATTAAAAAAACAACTTGCACTACAAATAGCAATAATGGCAACAGGTGGTGGTGGTGGAGGTAATGGTGGATTATTCAGTTTATTTGGTGGTAGAGCATCAGGTGGTTCAGTTCAAAAAGGACAGCCATATGTAGTTGGAGAACAAGGTGCAGAATTGTTTATACCAAATTCATCAGGTCAAATTACACAATCTGCTAGAGGTACAGGTGGAAGTGGTACTACGAATGTTAATTTTAATATTAATGCAACGGATGTAACAGGTATTAAACAATTATTAATTGACAATAGAGCAACAATCGTTAATTCAATTAACTCAGCTTTAAATGAAAAAGGAAAAGAGGCATTAGTATAATATGAGTGGACAGTTCCCAACATCTCCTGTTGCACAAGATGCTAGTATTGGCTCACAACAAAATACTTTAGTAAGTGTAACAACATCTGGTAGAGTACAAACTAGGCAAATAGATGGTCAGAAATTTACTTTAACTTTAGATTTTGCACCAATGAGTAGAGCAAACTTTGCACCTATTAAAGCATTTATAATGAAACAAAGATCAAAATTAAATACCTTTACAGTTATTCCACCTGTAGTATCAAACGCACAGGGTTCAGTTACAGGAACTATAAGTGTAGATGGTGCAATTACTGCTGGTGCAACTACTTGTACAATAGATGGTTTAGCAAATAGCACAAATGGATTACTTAAAGCTGGAGATTATTTTAGATTCTCAAGTGCAATTAAAGTTTATATGGCAGTAGCAGATTTAAATTCTAATGGTTCTGGCGAAGGTACACTTACATTTGAACCACCATTAAGAACAGCTATTGCAGATAATACATCACTAGTTTATGACAATGTTGATTTTACTGTAAGACTTACTAATGATATTCAAGAATATTCTATTGTAACTAATGATCTTTACAAGTATCAAATAGACTTAATAGAAAATCTATAATGAAAAAGTATAAAATAACCCACAAAATAAATGCCGATTTTATTGCCGAAGTGATTGTTAATGAAGATCAGATTGATAGTAATATTAACGATCTAAAAGAATATAAGAAACCTAATAGCAAATTCGATTTTACTATGTTAAAAGGTACAGAAAGTGTAACCCAAACAACTTACGAAGAATATGGTCAGAACATTAACAACAGCAGTAAAGAATGAACTTGCAACAGATAGCTTACAGCCTGTTACTCTTGTTTATATTGGTGTAGGTTCAGGTTCTAGGTATACAGATCACTATAAAGATATTACTTACGATTCAAATACTTATTCAGCTTCATCATTATTTACTAGACTATCTAGTGTATCTGAATCCTCTGAAATAGAGGTTAGTAACATTACTCTTACATTTACAGGTGCAAATCAAACAATTACATCTTTATTCTTAAACAATATCTATTTAGAAAAAGAAGCTGAAATATATAAAGGTTTTTTAAATGCTAGTGAACAGGTTATTGCAGACCCTTTTCTTTTATTTAAAGGTAGAATTGAATCCTTTACTCTTGATGAAAGTGAAAATTCATCAGACGTTAATGTAGTAATAGCTTCTCATTGGGCAGATTTTAGTAAAATAGAAGGTAGAAAAACAAACACAGGTTCACAACAACTACATTTTTCATCAGATAAAGGTTTTGAATTTGCATCACAAACTACTCAAGATATTAAATGGGGTAGATCATAATGCAAGATGTAATAAATTTATTTAAAAAATTTGATCGTTATAAAGACAAATCAGATAATCAATTACAATATTTTCTAAAACCATCAATTAAATTAAATCAATATAAAAAGTTTTATCATAATAATGAATTAGTAGGTTTTGCAAATTGGGCATATATCCATGATCTAGTAGAAAAAAGATTTAAAAAAACAGGCAACCTTAAATCTAATGAATGGAACTCAGGTAATAATTTTTGGTTAATAGAGGTCGTATCTTTAAAAAATACATTTAATATGATGCGTTGGGTTTTTCATTTCTGTATGAAACAATTAAAAGTTAATCATGCTGTTAATTGGTTAAGAGTAGATAGTAATATTTATAGAATAGGACAGAAGTTTAAAAGGAGTTTTCACTAATGGGTAAAATAGTTGATAGTATTGTAAAAGTTATAAGTGGCTTTATTGGATGGCTTATTCCTATTCCTACTTTACCTGACTTTGATACACCAGAAGAAGAAAGAGGTGTTTTAATTAATAAACAATCTAACAATGCACAAATTCCTGTAGTGTATGGTAGAAGGCAAGTTGGTATTACTAGAGTATTTTTAGAATCATCAGGTACAACAAACAAATATTTATATATGGCTGGAGTTGTTTGTGAAGGAGAAATTGATTCAATAGAACAAATATTTATAGATGATAAAAGAGTTATTTTTGATGGAGATTTAACGCATGGAACAGTAAGAGAAGTTGATAGTTCTGATGCTAATTTTTTTGTAAACCAATCATCAAGAATTAGAATACAAGTATTTAATGGAACAGATAATCAAACTGCTTCATCTGTATTAACTGATGCAACTAATTGGACTTCAAACCATAAATTAAGTGGTGTTTGTTATTTAGCTTTTAGATTTACTTTTGATAAAGATGCGTTTAGTTCAATACCACAAGTTAAAGTAGTTTTAAGAGGTAAAAAAGTTTATGACCCTAGAACATCAAGTACTAAGTGGACACCAAATTCTGCATTAGTATTATTAGATTATTTAAGAAATACTAGATATGGAAAAGGATTACCAGATAGTGCATTTGAAACAAACTTTACTTCTTTTAAAACAGTTGCAACTGATGCTGATACATTAATCCAACCTAGAACAACAAGTGTATCTACTGTAGCTGGATTGTACGATCAAAGATTTTATGGATATTATAATGATAACTTAAATTTTTTTGCAAATAGACAAGCATATTCTACAGCAACAACTTCATCTGTTAGTGGAGAAACATTAGCATTTTATAATTCAAGAAGATTGCATGGATATTTTACTGCATCAGAAGCTGGTGCTTTTACATTTAAAACTAATTCAGATGATTCATCAAGAGTATATATTGGAGATGCAAACCAAACTGTAGATTCTTTATACAAAGAGATAGAAGCTAATAGTGGTACTAAATTAATAGTTAATAATTCTAACACTCATGGCGCACAAACTAGAACAGGTCAAAAAACAATGGTAAATAATGGAATTTATCCTATAATTATTTATTATGGTAATGCTGGTGGTGCAAGTACACTAACTATCTTGTGGCATGAACCAGGTGGCTCAGATAAAACAACCTTATCCACCCATTTTTCAAATGGTAGAGATGTAACAGATGTTATTCCAAAGATTATTAAATTTGAAAGTAATGCAGTTGTAGATACAAGTCAAAAAGTAATTGATAACGTAAAGAAATTATTAAACCCTATGAGATCATTATTTACTTATACTAATGGTCAATATAAATTAAAAGTAGAAGGAACAGGAACATCTTTTAAAACTATTACAGAAGATAATGTTGTTGGTGGTGCTAAAGTAATTGGCGAAAGAAAAAATAATAAATATAATAGAGTTATAGGAACTTATGTTAATCCTTATAAATTTTGGCAAAATGATACTGTAACATTTCCACCAGCAGACGATAGTAATGTTGTAACAGAATTTAAACACGCAACTATGCTTTCAGCAGATAATAATACTGTTCTTGAGGGTAATTTTCAATTTCCTAATGTAACTAATACTTTTAATGCAGAAGCACTTTGTGAAGTAATTCTTAGAAGATCAAGACAACAATTACAAATACAATTAACTTTAACATCAGAATTTTTAGAAGCAGAAATAGGAGATATAGTTGCAATCACATATCCTAGTGGTGGCTTTAATGCTAAACCTTTTAGAATTTTAGGTTTAGAAATTAACGAAGATTTAACTGTTAATGTTCAGCTATTTGAACACCAAAATAACTTTTATGATTTTAATACAAAGAATCCTATACCAACAATTCCTGATACTATTTTACCTAACATAACTAAGACAGTTGATATAAGTGCATTATCTGAATATTTAGTAATAACTGATGCTGTTGCTATTTATAATGATGGTGTTGTTATTACAAAACTTATTATAACTTTAGGAGATTTTTCAACTATTGATTCTTTTTTTGATTATGTAGAAGTAGAAGTTTCAGAAGATGGAGTTAATTATTCAAGTGTTGGAACAGGCAAACAAACTAGATATGAAGTTTTAAATGTTAAAGATAAAACACTTTATTATGTCAGAGTAAGATATGTTAATACTGCTGGTGCAAAATCAAATTATTTAATTGGAACACACACAACAGCTGGGCAAACTGCACCACCAGCTAATGTTCAAAACTTTGCAATAAATGTTACAGGAACTACAGCAACTCTTTCCTGGGATGCAGTAGCTGACCTTGATCTTGCATATTATATTATAAAATATACTTCTAATATTGTTAATCCTTTATGGGCTAATTCTAAAACTATAGTTAGTAAAATTGCACGACCTGGTACTTCTGCAACAGTACCTTTTCAAGCTGGTTCTTATTTAATCAAAGCTGTTGATTTGGGAGGTAATCTTTCACTTATAGAAACAGTAATTAAATCTAGTATATCTACAGCTAACTATGTTTCACAAACTACAATTAATGAACATACTGGATTTTCTGGAAGTAAAACTAATGTTGCAGTTACAAGTATTAACTCAACTAATCATTTAGGACTTACTGCTTCAGGAACACTTGGCAACCCTAGTACAACAGTTCAAAGTTCTGGTATTTATGCTTTTGCAAATCAAATTAATTTTGCTGGTAAATTAAAATCTAAGTTTGATGCAAATGTTATTCAAACCACAGACCAAGTTAATGAATATATAGATACAGGTAGACCACTTTCTTCAACATTAATAGATGCTGGTACTCCAGACCCTTTTGATGGAACAGCAACACAAAATAGTGATTCAATATTACAAATTTCAACAAGTGATGATAATGTAACTTACAGTTCATTTACTGCATTTAACACAGGAGAATATATTGGTAGATATTTTAAATTTAGAGTTTCATTTACATCATCAGATAATAAAGCAAGACAACTAATAACTCAATTATCTATCACAGCTAGTTTACAAGAACGAACTGAATCAGGTGCAGATATAGCTAGTGGTACAGGTGGCAAAGCTGTAACTTATAATTCTGTTTTTGCATCAAGCCCATCATTAAATATTTCTGGACAAAATATGCTTTCAGGAGATAGATTTGCAATAACAAGTAAATCTGCATCAGGGTTTACTATTGAATTTTTTAATTCCTCTGGTACAAGTATAGACAGAACATTTGATTTTTTTGCAAAAGGAGTAGGTCAAATAATTACTTAATATTATGGC